CACGAGTGCCCTCTGGCCGGCCAACCCCGAGCTCCTCTCCGAAAAGTTGCCGGCCGATATGGACATGGCGCTCAGCGAGCTGGACATCGACGACTTCGTCAGCAAGATGGTGCGAGAAAGCGGAGCCGCCGATGTCTAAGGCCAACCCCCAATTCGGCCGTCCGACGCCTGAGCAAACGCGCGCCCTCAACGCCGCGTTTGCCATCGCCTACCCGCTGAGCCACGGCGGACACGCCTTCAACCTCGACACCCCCATCCAGCACCACGAGTGGGATGTCACTTTCCTCTTCCACGAGTTCATGCTCAACCCGCCCGATCCTGAGGATGTACAGCGCCGTTGCCGTGAGGCCGCTGCGCGTGTCCGTGACAAGCTGGACGACATCCACGCCCTCGGCGAGGAGGAGCGCGTCTACCAGCTTTCTGGCCGCCGCGCCAACCCCCGCAAGAGCGGCGGCAAAGCAGCCAACACAGCAGCCCTATTGGCAGACCTAGGAGACCTGAAGCTATGACTACCACTGCCGCCCTCATCGCCCGCATCCAGAACATGCGGCGCGTCGTTATCGAGTCCCCCTGTGCGGCCAACGCCGAGCACGGCTTCAGCATGGAGGACCACGCGGACTACCTCCAAGAGGCGCTGGAAGACTCCATTAAGCGCAACGAGGCGCCGATCGCCAGCCACGGCCTTTTCGCCTTCACCGACTTCTTCAACGACAGCAATCCGGACGAGCGCGCCGACTGCATGGTCGCCGGCTGGGCGTGGCTCCCACAGGCTCACGCCGTCGTGGCCTACTGTGACCTGGGCATCAGCGCCGGCATGCAGAAAGGCATCGACCTTGCCTTGAGCATGGGCATCCCTGTCTTCTATCGCTATCTGCGCGAGGGCGAGGGTTTCCCGCACGGCCCGCGCCCTCGTGGGACGTTCACCGCCCCGCGCACCTGAACGTAAGCAGCGCCGAGACAAATAAAGGCGTTGCAAAACGTATCACATGCACTACATTGGCGACACCGAAAGGCACTACCGCCAATCGCGAAAGGAAACCATCATGCTCATCGACACGACTGTTCCGCGCGCCGAGCGCACCATCGGCGACCTCAAGGTCCAGGTTCCGCAGCCCTATGCCGCCGGCCAGCCCCTCACCGAGGCGACCGCCGCCATCCTCAACCAGACGCTCGCCGAGAACATCAGCAACAACACCCGCGCCAAGCTGGCGCTCGGCCACGTGCCGGAGGGCAGCCCGGAGGGCACCGAGGCCACCCCGCACACTATCGAGTCGGCCCAGGCGCTGATCGACAAGTACGTCGAGGGCTATGAGCCGGGCGTGCGGCGTGGCGGCGGCGGTGAGCCCCGCGTGACCGATCCGGTCGAGAAGGAGGCTCGTGCCATCGCCAAGGCGAAGATGACCGAGATCGTCAAGGGTCGCGGCATGAAGCCGGCCGATGTCGACATGGGCGACCTCACGTCCAAGCTGTTCGAGGCGAATAAGGATGCGCTGATGAAGGCGGCGAAGAAGATCGTCGCGGACCGCGCCAAGGCGCAGGCGGGCGATGGACTGTCGCTCGACGGCATCGACCTGGGCGGCGGCGCGTCGACCGAGCAGGCTGCGGCCTAACGCAAGGTGTTCGGGGAGGTACGGAGCGCCTCCCCGACGCTTTGGCGAGGGCTGGATGGATTATTGCCTTTCACATCCAGCCCTCACCCAAGCGACTTAGCGGAGCAGCAGATGTCAAAGATTTTTGGAGCCCACAACATCAAGCGGTTTATCGACAAGCATGGCCGTCCTTGCCTGTACGATACCAGCAACAACAGCATCGCTGACAAGCCGCACGCCGGCACCCGTGAGCAGCAACGACGGCTTCGGCAGCAGGCCCGCAAGGAGTCGAAGGCATGACCCTCACCACCGACAACATCCTCGCCCTAATCGACAGCTGGGGCCGCGCCCGCAACATCATCGGCGGCGCGACCGCCCTGCAACAGCTACCCAAACTCATCAGCGAGGTGGGCGAGCTCGCGGACAAGGGCATCGCGAAGGGCAGCCGCGCCGAGATCATCGACGGCATCGGCGACGTCATTGTCGTCCTGGCCATGATCGCTGGCATCGAGGGGCTGACCATTCAGGAATGCCTGCTCGCAGCGTACAACGACATCAAGGATCGCAAGGGCATCCTCTACAACGGAGTCTTCGTCAAGGAGACTGATCCAGTTTACCCGCGCATCTTGCAAGCGCTGGGCCGCTAACCATGCCCCGCGCCTCTGCCCACTTTGACGTCGCCGCCCTGCTCACTGCCGTGGCTGAGCAGGATGTCGGCCTCGTCATCAGCACCAACGATGCTGACGGCTTCCGCCGCCTCATCTATGGGCACATGCGCGCGCAGCCCAGCCTCCGCTGTCACGTCTACGCAGCGCCAGATAGCAAGAAGAAGTTCTGGCTGCTACGTCAGCCGATGCCCGACCACGCCGAGCTGGAGCCCGCCTGATGCCTCGCACCACAGCCACCGCTGACGAGACCGTCACCGTCCGCCTGCCGAAGGGCACGCGCGACCGAGTCGTGGCGCTGACGGGCCAGCCCTTCTCCCGCCTCGTGCGCCATATCGTGCATGAGGTTATCAAGCGCGAGGAGGCCAAGCTGGCAGCGGCGGGCGGGGTTAAGCCCCTTGATGCAGCGCATCAGCGCGCGGCCGAGGCGGTGCATTCCTCCTAACCTTCTCTCCACTGAAAGGCAAACACTGTGGCTGATCTATATTCCGCTGACGGACCAAAGATGTCCGAGGACACTCATCTGGAGCTGATGGTATACCATCTTCAGATGGCCTACGCACATTTCCTCAACGCGCCCAACAACAACATCGAGAATGCGGCCGAGGTCAATCGCCTCATGCTTGCTGCTAACGGTGACTGGCGGGATGCACCCGAGGTCACGGCTGCGCAGGCCTGGCTCACCGATGTTTTCCGCACGGATGAGGAGGCACGCGCGCGTGACTGATCAGCTTCCCGCCACCCCCGCCGACGAGGCCCCTGCGCCCATCGACGCTTACGCCCTCCTTACCAAGCCGACGCTTGACCTTTCTGATGCTGAGGTCGACATCGTCATCGCCGACCTGCGCACGCGCCGCGCCAAGCACCTCGTCAGCGGCAAGCCCGACAAGCTACCTGCGCCGCCGAAACCCAAAGCGCCAGCCCTAACGGCTGCGGCGAAAGCTGAGGCGAAGAAAGCGGCCACCGCCGATTTGCTCGGCAGCCTTGAGCTCGATTGGAAAATCTGATGGCGCGTAATACACCTGAGGCTCGGGCTCGGTGGCACCACTTTGGTCTACTGGGTTCTGCACGTTTCGCACAGGCTGCTATGGAGCGCATTACTAAAAGCGTTACCACTACACCGGAAGCTAAAGCTGCAGCCCGTCGCGCTATTGAAGCTGTCGAAGAGGCGCGGCTTGCGGTTGCTGCAGCCCGTGTCACGGTTCACGATCAGGAGTATTTCAAGTGAGCCTCGACGACTTCCAGCTCGCATCCGCCGAGTCGCCCGAGCCCGACTCCCAGTTCCTGCCCAACACCAAGGTGCAGTACGCCTGGGACTCCACCAGCATCACCAACATTCTCGCCTGCCCGCGCCGCTACCAGTATAGCATCGTGCAGGGCCTCACCCCGCGCAATCCTGGCTTCGCTATCGCGCTGGTCTTCGGCATCCTCTTTCACAAGGGCATGGAGTATTACCATGAGGCACGGGCAGCAGGAGCAGACCACAACGAGGCCCTGCACGACAGCGTACGCAAGGTCGCAGCCCTTCCTGCAACAGCCACCCTCCCCACCGATGGTGACGTTGCTGCCGATGCAGCCGAGGCCGACGCTGACGACGATGGCATCACCCAGCGCAACAGCAAGGTCCGCACCCGCTACTACCTCTTCCGCGCGATCGTCTGGTATCTGGAGCATTATGCCGACGATCCTGCTGCTACTATCATTCTGCCTAGTGGCAAGCCTGCTGTTGAGCTCTCTTTTCGGCTTCCCCTTGAGCTTCAAGGCGTGGATCATCCAATCCTCCTTTGTGGTCATATTGACCGTGGCGTGGAGTTTAACGGTGCCCTATACGTCGCAGACTACAAAACCACCAAGAGCGTCACGCGACAGTTCTTCGACACCTTCCTCCTCTCCCACCAGCTCACCGGCTACACTATCGCAGGCAGTGCTATATTCGATCGACCAGTTCGCGGCGCCCTCGTTGACGGCATTGCACTGCAGGTTGGAGGAGTCAAACTAGGCCGCGCGCCGACGCAACGCACGCCGGGTCAGGTGAAGGAGTATTTCCGCACCCTGACCCTGGCCGCGACTACGGCGCAGCGCTGCCACGACGACGACTTCTACCCGATGAACACCAGCGCCTGCTACTTTTGCGACTTCAAGAGCATTTGCTCCCAGCCGCCCGAAGTCCGCGAGCGTTACCTCTCCCAGCATTTTGAGCGGAAGCGTGGTTGGAACCCGCTCGAAAATCGCTAACCCAACCGGAGCAACAGCTATGAACAAGTATGAGGTCAAGCCCGTCAACGGCGGCGCGAACGCCACGCAGATCATCGAGGCCGATCGCGTCGAGAACGACGACAGCACAGGCCGGCTCAAGTTCTTCGCCGGCGATGAGCTGGTTGCGAGCCAGCTCAACGTCACCTTCCGCAAGCTGCCGGCCGACGCCGCAGCCTAACCCACCTCTCGCCGGAGATAAGATATGGAATATCCCATCCCGAGCTCGCCTCCTATGGCCCCCGAACAGCCCCTCAACTCCATGCGTATGCGTCATGAGCATATAAGCGGAATGCTTGAGTCTGCCCACGACATCCTCGACCGCGTGTTTGGCGAGGGTTCGCGTGTGCTGAGTCAACCCGCAAGTGGAGCGGCCGTTAAACCTGCTATTGGTCAGCTCGAGGCACTCGCCGAGCAGCAGCGTACCATCGTTGCCATGATGGAAGGGCTGATGTCGCGTCTACAGCCCTTTGCTGGTTAAGGAGCGCGGCTATGTGCTCGACACCCCCCGAGCTGCTCGCGCAGCGCGCCCTCCTCGAGCGCCGGCTTGACAGCACTAACGACGACATCCTGTCGCCGACGTTCGCTGCGCGCCCTGCGGAGGAGCGCAAGCTGCTTCAGCGCCAGGCCCTGCTTATGGGCGAGCTCCTCGACGTGCTGACGGCGCGCATCAAGCTGCTGGAGGCTGGCGATGGTCAAGAAGGTTGAGGCTTGGCGTGATGGCGAAGGCAAAGTCCACGAGACTCGCCTCGATGCTGTCAGGGCTGATGCCTATAACGAGCTCGTCAAAATTGGCGAGTTCAACCACGCAACTATCAGCGCCATGCTGAAGTATCGCGCAACCATAGTCGAGGCCTTGTCGCCCATCGACGCGCCGGAGACCGCCAATGCCCAGCATGGCTGACCACGAAAGCAACAGCGTTGCCAAGATACTCATGCTCGGCAACTCCGGCTCGGGCAAGACAGGCGCCGTCGCCTGCCTCATAGATGCCGGCCTCCGCGTCCGCGCGCTGGACTTCGACAACGGCCTTTCTGTCCTCAAAGGCTACGTAAAGAAGAAGGACTTGCTGGCCAGCAACGTCCACTATGTCACGCTGCGCGACACCATGAAGCTGACCGGCAGCCGCATCGGCATCCAGAAAGGCGATGCGTTCCAGCGCGCTATGGACGCTCTCGACGGCGGCAAGAAGGCGGCGGACCTCTGGGGCGAGGACTTCGGTCCGGTGACGGAGTGGGGGCCTGACTGCGTCCTGCTCCTCGACACCCTCGCTCTCGCCGGCAAGGCCTCCCTCAACATGGTCTTGCAGATGAACGCCAAGGGGTTTTCGCAACCGGAGCTCCAGCACTACGGCGTCGCGATGGACAACGTCGAGAAGCTGCTGGACATCCTTACCAGCAGCGCCGTCAAGTGCCACGTCATCGTCAACACTCATACGGCCGCAGCCGAGGGCAACCCCATCCCAATGCCCGAGGCCCTGGGCAGCAAACTCGGCCCGAAGGTCGGCAAGTTCTTCGACAACATGCTGAGCATCAGCCTCACCGCCGGCCAGCGCACTATCAAGACGAAGAAGGACGGGCTGATTGCGTTGAAGAGCGCCGTGCCCCTCGACGAGACCTACCCGATCGACACCGGGCTCGTCAGCATCTTCAAGAAGATCACAGGTAAGCAGGAGCTCGTCTGATGCCATTCGTCCACGCACAACTCGCCGTCGAGGGTATCGACTCCGACCTGCTCGACCGCGCTCGCGATGTGTACCGCATCGAGGTAGGCTGTTGGCGCGTCGTCGGCCCTGCTAAGGTCGACGGCAAGGAGCGCTGGCTGGCCAGTCGTAATGCCGAAGGTGCTGCTGCTGCACAACCGCCCGTCATTCCCGGCATGAACGTCGATATGGATGTGGAGGCTATGGAGTTCAGCGAGAAACGATACGCCATGGACTTCGTCATGTGGCGCGCGCTGGGCAAGGCCATCGCCTTTTACAACGAGCACAACAAGCCGAAACTCATCGGCATCTAATCGCAGCTGACGCTGTGGATATGAGCAGGGGCATCTTCCCCTGCACCGCCGGGCAATCCGACAGGCTGTTGCCTCATAACCGCCCGGCCATTCAAGGACTGACACAATGGGCATTTTTCAGGACCTCGCGAACACCAAGGTCGGTGACGTCGAGCCGCCGAAGCTGATCCCGATCGGCCATTACACGGCTCAGATTACCGGCCAGTTCGCCGAGCACAAGGCCAAGAGCGGCAACGTCGCGGCGCGCTTCCCGTTCAAGGTGCTGGCCGCTGGCGACACCGTCGACGCCGAGGCGCTGGCTGCGGCCGGGGGCATCCCCGACAAGCAATACAACATGGACTTCTGGATGTCGCCGGATGCCCTGTTTCGCTTCACCGACTTCGCCAAGGTGCAGGGGGTCAGCGAGAGCGCGAACCTGATGGAGGCGCTCGAGGAGGTCGGTACGAACGGCCAGCCGTTCACGATCGAGGTCAAGCATCAGCAGGACCAGAACGATCCGAACAAGGTCTACCTGCGCTTCGACAACCCGACCGCAGCGGCCTAACAGGCCTGACCTCAGGGGGTGGTGCGATCGCCCCCTGTAGCCAGTCCTGCGGCGGAGAGCAAAGTGAACCAACTACCTTCTACCCTAATTCCTGTGGCCGACATCGTCGTGCCGGAGGCTCGTCAACGCGACGGCGCTAAGGCCGATCAGGCGCTGATGGACAGCATCGATCGGGATGGTCTGATCAACCCGATCCTTGTCCACCAGCAAGATGCCGTATACACCCTGGTCGCTGGCGAGCGCCGGCTCGATGCCCACCGCCAACTCAAGGCGGACCTGATCCGCGCCACCGTCCTTGAGCGCCTCGACCCCACGCTGGCCTTCCGCCTCGAGTTCCAGGAGAACATGGCGCGTAAGCAGCTTAGCTGGCAGCAGGAAGCCAAGGCTGTGCTGCAGTACCACAACATGCGCCTCGAGGCCGTCGGCCCGATGTGGACGCAGCGCGGCACGGCCACTGACCTGGGCATGTCCGACGCCTCCATCTCTCGCTACATCGTCGTGGCCAAGCAGCTAGATGACGAGGAGGTCCGGGGCTGCCAGACTATGCAGGGCGCCTTCAACCTCCTTTCCGGTCGGGCCGAGCGTGCCCTTGCTGCCGCCTCCTCACGCGGCCTCGACATTGCCAGCGCCATCACATCCGACCTTCCCCCCACCATCCCTGTCGGCGCGACCCGCGCAGAGAAGACGGCGCTGCTGGCCCAGAACCTCAGCCTGACCGACACCGTCACCAAGGTCGTGGACTCGACCGCCGAAGCCATCGAGCGCATCACTGCCGGCGAGGAAGCAACCGCCGCCCTGACTCAGGCGCACACGGCCGAGCGCTCCCTCGCCGCTGACCTTATCGTCAACGCGGACTTCCTCGAATGGGCCAGCACCTACGACGGCCCCAAGTTCGACGTGCTGCACCTCGACTTTCCCTACGGCAAAGGGTATCGCGGCAGCAACACCCGCAAGACTGGCCGGGCCAGCATCAACCCCGTCTACCTTGACGACCCCGACATCTACTTTGAGCTGGTCGACGGCTTCCTCGTCCACCAGGACAACGTGGCGTTCCCCTCCGCCCACCTCCTTTTCTGGTTCGACATGTCCTACTACCAGTGGACGATCGACCGCATCACGGCGGGTGGCTGGACGCTGGTACAGCCCTTCCCCCTCATCTGGACGAAGGGTTACACAGGCGTAGCGAGCGATCCCAAGCGCCGCCCCAGGCATTGCTACGAGACCGCGCTGCTCTTCAGCCGGGGCGATCGACGCATCTGCAAGCTGGAGAACGATCATGGGGATTTTCCGCTGGATGAAAAACTCCACCTCAACCAGAAGCCGCTTGCGATGCTGCGGAAGTTCATGTCCATCGTCGTGGACGAGCACACCGCTGTCCTCGATCCTACGTGCGGGAGCGGCAGTGCCCTTGCCGCAGCATTGCAGCTTAAAGCGGCGCGGGTGTTTGGTGTCGAGCTGGATGCAAGTAATGCAGACGTCGCCCGGTATCTGCTCCAACGCCAACTCACCCCAGGAGGACAGGTTAATGGCTGACGAAGTAGAGGCAACGCTTCAAGATGGCGCCGGATCAGCGGTACGCTACCACTATGATCCTGATGAAACTCGCCCGCGCCCTCAACGGCGACCCTAACGACACGGACAACTGGCATGACATCCAAGGATATGCAAAGCTCGTCGAAGACCGTATCCTCGGCCGAGGGGTCTACGCCCCTGCCAGCCCTGCGCCGAGCGTGGGAGATGTACCAGCCAGCTTCGTTGGCAACCATGGCAACATCAGCGCCGATGGCCGGACACGGTTCGACGCCTTCGCTCCCGCCGGCGAGCGGTGGATCAGCCGTGAAGCCTTTAACGCTCGTTATCCTGGGGGAAGCGCCGGGGGCTGATGAGGAGGCCTCGGGCCAGCCCTTCGTCGGCGCATCGGGCCGACTGCTGCGCGAGACTATGCTCCCAGCAGTCGGCCTCGACGCTCGTCAGTTCCACATACTCAACACCTTCGTCAAGCGGCCGCCCGGCAATGACCTCAAGCTGTGGACCGCGAATAAGACCGAGCTCAAGAAGCTGGGCCTTACGCCGCAGGGCGATCCTCTCAATAAACGCTACCTTCTGCCCGAGCACCACTGGCAGCTGGCTGAGCTCGACACCCGCCTTCGCGAATTACAACCGAACCTCATCGTCTGCTTGGGCGGAACTGCGCTATGGGCAGTTAGCGGCGATGGCGCGATCGGCACTCACAGGGGCACCTTCTTCCAGTCTCGATATGGGTTGGCCATCGCAACCTACCATCCCGCTGCACTTCTTCGTCAGTGGTCAAACCTTCCACTCGCTTGGTCCGACCTGCGCAAAGTCGCGGGCCATATAGCAGGCACCCTACCCGCTCCCCTGCGCCGCCGGCTATACATCAACCCCACCTGGCAGGAAATGGGCTATGTCTATGCAGCTTTTCTGCGACATCCTACAACGCCGCTGGGCGTTGATATTGAGACGTGTCCTTCGATCGACCAGATCACGACGATCAGCTATGCGACGGAAACGCTAGGCATCTGCATCCCTATCTGGGACAAGGCGGCTGCGCCGGGAAAGGAGAACGTCTACGCCTCGATCGCCGACGAGCGCCGGGCATGGCGCTGGATCGACCGCTTCGCCAAGCTGCCTAATCCGAAGGTGATGCAGAACGGCCTGTACGACTCGCAATACCTAATGGATGCGGCGCCGATTGACATAAGGCTCCGCAACTGGCACGATGACACAGCCATCCTTCACCACGCATTGCAGCCTGAGCTCCCCAAAGCGCTCGGCACCCTCGCCAGCATCTACCTGAATGAACCCAGCTGGAAGCAGATGAGGACCGCAAGCAAGGACGAAGTGAAGGCAGACGAGTAGGAGCAGCTGCTTGCCATATCTTGACGTCGAGGGCGTAGTCCCCTCTCACCTCTCCGGCTACGATAACTATCAGGTCTATAACTGCCTTGACTCCTGCATCACGGCGCAGCTGCTGCCCGTGCTGAAGGGCGAGCTCAACGCCAACACCTCCCGCACATACACGCGCGAGATGAATGTGCTGGCGCTTTGTCTCGAGATGAGCAGCAAAGGCTTTCCCGTTGATCCCATGGCTCTAGCAGGACTTATTTATGATCTCGAAAAAGCAGCAGACCGCGCTCTCACTATTCTACATCGTTATTGTGCTGCCGTGGATTTTCGCATGGTCAATCCACGTAGCCCTAAAGACGTCCCCGACCTCTTTTATGGTCATCTACGTCTCCCCGAAATCTGGGAGTTCGATCGCAAGACCAACACCCGAAAGCTCGCGGCCGACATAAAGGCGCTGGAGAAGCTGCGTGAACAGTACCCCATCGCCGCCCCGTTCGTCAACGCCATCACCGCCTATCGCGAGAATACCAAGATGGCGAGTGTATTCAAGCGGGGTCTCGAGCCGGGCTCGGGTAATCTTCGATGCAACTACAGCCCAAGCGGTACTGAGACGGGCCGACTCAGCAGTCAGCAAAACCCCTACGGGCGAGGCACCAACGGCCAGAACCTTACTGATCGTGCGCGTCAGGTTATCACCGCCCCCAAAGGCTACGCCATTTTCAACACCGACCTTAAAACGGCTGAGAGCGTTGCGGTGGGCTACATCAGTGGCGACCGCGCGTACATCGATGCCTGCGAGGGCGGCGACCTCCACACCGCTGTATGTAAGCTGGTGTGGCGTAATATGGCCTGGCCGGAGGAGCTGAAGGCGGCGAAGAAGATGGCCGAGACGCCCTTCTATCGGCACTTTACCTACAGGGATCAAGCTAAAAGAGGCGGACATGGCAGCAACTACTATGGCCAGCCAGCCGGTATCGCCAAAATCATCAACGTCCCTACTGCCTTTGTCGCTGACTTTCAAGAGCAGTATTTTGCTGCCTTCCCTGGAATACCCGATTGGCACGTTGACACTATCGCTCGAGTCCAGCGCGACGGAGTCATTGTTACGCCGCTTGGAAGAGAGCGTAGGTTCTGGGGTCGAGCTGACGATCAGGCTACGTGGCGTGAAGCTATTGCTTACGGCCCACAAAGTCTCGTCGGCGACGTAATGAACGAGGGCCTGATCCAAGTCATGCACTGGATCAAGGCGAATATGGATCGGAAGGACTGGAAGCTGAACGCCGACCTGCGCAGCCAAATCCACGACGCCGGCGTGTTCCTCATCCCCATCGAGGCCCTCGACGAGGTCGGCCCGATCATCAGTAAGAAGCTGGAATACCCCGTCGACTTTCCTGGAGTGGGCACCATGCTGATCAGCAATGACATGATGGTCGGCAAACGCTTCTGCAAGAAGGCGAAAGGCAAGTGGGCCAGTCATCCGGTGATGAAGCAGGGGCTTGTGGATTGGAAGCCGGGACAGGAGCTGCATTGGCGTGACTGAGCGGCGCCTCCCCAACTTCATCGAGGCCTTCTGCAAGTTCGCCACGATTTACAACACCACTCCGCTGTTCGCGCGGTATGCGGCCATCTGGCTGCTAGGCACCTCCGTATTCCGTAGTGTGGGCATGAAGGCGTGGGGGAACGAGCAGCATCCCAACTTCTATTTCCAGCTAGTCGGCGGGCCGGGCACCGGCAAGTCTCAGGCGATCAAAGCTGTGCGCCGCATCATGCTGCCAGCCATTAAGGAAATCAGTCTCATCCCGGCCTCCATCACCCGCGCCGGTATGGAGGACTACATGGCGAAGAACATGAAGAGCCGCCGGATGCCGGGCGGCCAAATGCTCTTCCAAAATGAGTGCATCGGCCTCTCTGAGGAAATGCAAGGCATCCTGCCGGATCAGGACCTCGGGCACCTGACGCTCTACAACATCCTCTATGATCTGCCGCCACTGCACATTGCGCAGACCCGTAGCAACGGTGAGCTGCGTCTTGAGTCCCCCTACTGCAGCCTGCTGACCGGCTGCCAGCCTGCGTTCCTCGCGACAACGATGCCCGAGCAGGCGTGGGGCATGGGCTTCATGTCACGCAGCACGATGGTGTTCGACGTGCCCCGTGAGCGGCGGAGTATGTTCAGCACCACCCAGCCGGACACGAAGCTGGAAGCGGACCTGATCCACGACCTTCGCCTGATCCATAAGCTGAACGGGTGGATGGAGTGGACGAAACCTGCTGTGACCCTCTACGAGGAGTGGTACGTGAAGCACGGCGGGCAGCCGATACCGCAGGCGAAACGGCTCGCCATGGGCTACAATGCCCGCCGCGAAATCCACATGACCAAGCTCGCAATGGTGATGAGCCTATCTCGCGGCGACTCCCTATTCGTCGAGCTGGAGGATGTCGCCGCCGCCATCAAGCTGCTGCTGCTCACCGAAGAGCGCATGAAGATGGTGTTCACGGAGATGAGCGCGACGGGCAGTGCGGTCGCCATCGAGGATGCTCTGGACATGGTGCGCGCTAAGAGTGTGGAGGGTGAGGGGCTAGACGAAGCCGTCCTTATCGACATTCTGATGCAGCGCTTCCCTGCGACTCAGGTCAACGCCGTCATCGAGAACCTCATCGCCAGCCGTGCCATAATCCTCAAGACGGGCAAGGGCAGCATCAACGCCAGGGGCTTCCGCAAGTTTGTGGCTGGGGAGCGGACGGCGATCGGTGGCTGATGCTGCTAGTTGTGGGACATTTTCAACGTGCAAATGTCCCACAACTACTCACTGAGCATCTGTCTATATTCCGCCACCTTCTGCCCCTTGAAGCGCGACAGCGCGTCACCGCTGAGCTCCCGACGGTTTAGCGTCATCGCACTGCTCATCACGCTGGTCATTGGCAGTCCCATGGCGATGCTGCGCCCCACGATCCGTTGCATCTCGTCACTGTCCCGGCTGAGGATGGCGTCGCTATACAGCTTCCCCATGCTTTGCACGGCAGCCTTCGTCGCTTCCTGATCGTCGTAGAGTTCCTTCGCGGCGTGCTGCTCGCGCTCGACGTCGAGCAGGTTAATGCCGAAGCCGTGCAGCATCTGTTGCGTGGTGCTGAGCCCCCGCACCGTCGGCGCCCCCGTCGCCATGCTGCGAATATAATCCCCCTCCATCGCACTCACCGCACGGAAGAGCGCACGTGGTGCCATAGCATTCAGCAGCTGATCCCGCACCGCCGGGTTCCGCAGCGCGTTGACATCGCCCGTGGTGCCCAGCTCCCACGTTGTGCCGAGCGCCTTGCCGACCTGCTTCGCCTTCTCGATGAAGCTAAACGACATCAGGTTCCCGGCGTCGTTCCGCACGTCAGTGCCGGGGATGCTGCTGCTCGCCTGCAGGCTTGCTCCCAGGAACGCGGGGAGGCCATAGTAGATGTCGTCGGCTGCGCCGTTCCAGTTCTTGTGCAGCCACTCGAAGCTGCTTTTGCTATCGCTGTTCCACCGGGCAAGCCCATCAGCCAGCGCAACAAGCGGCGTGGCGCCCAGACCGCCGAGGGCGAGCGCACTGGCACCCTGCCACATCAGCGGGCTCCACACGCCCTCGCGCATACCCACTCCAGCATACTGCATCATCTGCCCGATGAAGTTCACCTGCCAGTTCTTGAGCAGCCCGAACATGCTGCCGACCGGGCCAGTGAACATGCGGCTTCTGTCAACCACATTATAGCCGTAGTTGGTCACATGCACGCCGCGCTGAACGAAGCGATACAGCTGCTCACCTTCCAGCCCAAAATGGCCCTTACCCACCTGCCACAGCGCCGCCGCGCTGACCATCCGCGAGTACTGCTCACTCTTCTCCGTCATGTACGTCGCGACTCGTTTGATGCCCTCCCAACCGCCTTGATGCTGGAACGTCTCCCTCAGCGTCGTAGCGGCCGCACTGTGCGCGCCCAGCCACTCGTCCGTCCGCGCGTGTTGCAGCGTGCCATCGGACGTTGCCCGCTCAATAACCGTGCGCAGCTCCGGGTGTGGGTCACGCAAGGCCATCGTCGCGCTGCCCAGCACCTTCATCGGGTTCAGGTGCCCTGCTACGCCGACGAACTTGCCATCGGCGCCGATGGCCGGCACGAAGTGATACCAGGCCTTGACCTCCTCCGCAGGCGCGTGCGTCATATAGGCGATGGCAGGTGCCAGCGTCTGCAAGGGCTGCAGCACGTTCATCAGCGCGCCGATGGGGTTGCCGATCGCGAAGGTCCAGTTGTAGAGGAGCTTGTTCGTGCCCTGAGCAATCCGCGTCGCTGCCTTGCCGCCGAGCGTCTTGCCCAGCACCGGCTCCAGCGTCTTGTTCATCACCTGCGTGATTTCGCCCTCGCGACCCAGGTACTGGTCAGCCTTCCGCTTGAGGTCATCAAACAGCGTCTTATCCGTCTTGCCGAAGTTGTAGGCCTCCTGCATCCAGCGGTTGCGCCACGCATACTGCCCAGCAAAACGGTATAGACGCGAATAGTGACTCTGGCTCTGGCTCACCACATCGTTGAGCGTGTAGACGTGGTTGTCAGCGCTGCCCCTGATACCAGTCCGCTCCGTTGTCAAAGCCCTGGGCGCAGCGCCACTACCGAGCCCGCCCCGACTCTGCCGACCAGCATCGACCTTCCTCAACGCGGCCTCGACCACATCCTTCACATCAGCACCCTTGCCGATGCGATCGTCCACCATCTGGTGGATGGCCTGCACGTCATCGATCTCAGCGGCGTTCCTTGCCCCCTTGGCATACTCATCACCGAGCCGCCATTTGAGGCCCCTGCTCGCCGCCTCGTCAATGACGGCCTGCGCTTCCTTCTGGCTACTGAGCCGACTGCCCGTCGCCAGCCATGCAGGCTTGCCAGCCTCATCCACCACCTGCGTGTACCAGTCGCCCTTGAAGACGCGCGGCAGGATGTACCCGTCAAGCAGCTTAAACTTGCTTTCCAGGTCCGTGTTCTTGAACACCGGCAGCAGGTCTTCCCAGGCGCTCTTATTCACCGCCTGCAGCTGCTTGTAGGTGTCGGTCGCCAGCTGACTGATGTGTCCGTCCGCCGTCAGCTTTGCAAGGTCTTCCGCTGGTGTCGCGCTGAGACCTGCCTTCACCACCTTCTGGAAGCCCTCGGGGTCCTTCTCCAGCAAATCCGCCCAGAGCTGACTGATGGGCGTGTGCCCCTTAAATGCGCTCTCGAAGGTGACGCCAGCCCCGCCGATGCTCTTGTAGAGGTTGCCCTGCGTCTTCTGCACGCCCTTGATGATCCGGCCGACCTGCGCATCGGCCAGCAGCTGTGTCCCCCGAAGCAAGCCGAAGAGCCGGCCAAACACCGGCGACTTGGCCTCCTTGAACATGGTCGGAGCCATGACGTCGAACAGGAAGTTCGCGGTGTCATGCGCTGTCTGGCTACCTGTTAGGCCGGTCATCTCGCCGCCTGCCTTCAGCAGCCGATCCGCCGTGCTCGTTACCCAGCTCTTCCGGCCGAGCCGTTGCATCGCCGCTGGATCGCCGGGCGTCATCCCCTGCAGAATGCCATCCATCGCCTTGTTGAAGAGGTCGTCGCGCCGCCCCGGTTGGTAGGCTTCGCGCATCTTCGCCCAGCTGCTGACGGTGCTTTCGATCGCAGAGTGCTCAGCGGGGAGGAAACGCTGAGGCTTGTCCGTCAGCCCCACAAACCACTGGTCGCCCTTCGCGATGCCCTGCTGCCCGTACTGCTTCGGCGCGCCGGCAGGCAGGGGCAACTCGCCCTCTGGCACTGCGGCAGCGTCGTCCGCCGCACCAGCCTTCAGCCGCTTCGCTACCACCCACAGGCCATCATCCGCCTGCCGGCCCAACAGCACACCATCGCCCGCTGCTTGCAGCCCCGTCGCCTCGTCCAGGCTCTTCGCCAGCGTGCCGGCCGCCCTGTCATTGGTGACAGTGACCAGACGCGGGTAGCGGACATTGCTAGTCAGGTCTCCGACGTCACTGAAGCCGAGGCCACTTAGCACCTGACTCTGTTGCCCGAAGTCCAGCGTCTTCTTGCTGTCCTCCGTGCCTTCCGCCAGCAGCCGGCGATCCAGTCCACTCACCTGCCCGGTGGTGTTGTCGGCCTTGAACAGCATGTTGACGAGGCCGTCCGTCTCAGGGCTGCCGCCGTCGAGCGCATTCACATATCTGGCCTTCATGCCGTTTGGCACGTTGCTGCCTGGCGTCTCCGTCAGCACCTTCTGGTCGAGGCCCGCCTTGACATCATCCAGACTGTAGTCGCCGGTAACGCTTGCGTCAGGCGTGTCGGCCATGCGCCGCTCGAAGGTGGGGGCCAACCCGGCGTCCGCGCCGACCACACGGCCCTCTTTAGGCAGTAGCTTGCCGCCGGCCTTAAAGAACCCACCAATGCCGCCGAACCCGCCCGCTAGGGCCGTGCTAAGCCCCACATCCGCGAACAGATGCCCCCAATCATCCTCCGGCGTCGTCGCCATACCGATGCCCAGCCGCCCGAGCTCGAACGGCGAAAACTTGACCACCTCCTTTGCTGCGTTCCACAGCACCGGATTGGTCTCGGCCGTGATGCCAGTCTTGGCAAGGCCGAAGCCTCGACCGAGTGCCGCCGTGCCCGTCTCAACCGCTTCCGCGAGCCGGGGTATCTTCGCCACCGCCGTCTCGATGCCGGCGTAGGGGATCAGCGTCGGCAGCAACTCGCTGACCACACCTGCAATCGGATGCTCATTGCGGAATTGGTTGGCGGCATCCGTCGGGTGCTGGCCGAACATCTCAGGAATGCTGCTGCCCGCGCTTGCCAGGAAGCCGCCGATCGGCCCCGCATCGAGCGCGTTGGGATCATGAACCGCTCCCTGCGCGCTAGTCTGCGCAGCCGTCGTCGCATCCGTCGCGCCCTTCCACTGTCCGAGTGCCACCTGCCAGTCGGCCTGCCCCGCCATCAGTACTGCTCCCGCGTCGTCGTCAGACCCTTGCTGTTGCGAGTCACCGTCGTGCTGCCCTCGCTCTGGCGCCTGGCCATTGCAGTCGCCGCCGCTGGTCCGCCGGACTCCAGTAGGCGCTTGCGGAAGTTGGCATCACTACCTGCCATAGCCACCAGCTTCGTCGCCATGGCCTGATTGGCAGCGTCCGCATAGGCCGGCGTTCCTGGCAGGATGCCTCGTGCTATGAGGTCCTTCTGCACGCCGTCTGCCAGCGTCTTATAAGGTTCCGCCCCGACAATCTCCGAGGCTGACCCACCGGCAACCACATCCGTTGCCAGCGTAGCCAAGCCCATCGTCATGCCCGCAGCCGTCTGCGGCCCATTCTGCGCCGTGGGCGTTTGCGCCGCAGCCGTCGCGGCCGTGCCGAGCACCAGCGCGTTCTGGGCGCCAGAGGTCTGCCGAGCAGCCTCGTTCGACACGCCGAAAGCATTGGTCATAACACTGGCGCGACGGAGAGCGAAAGCGCTGGCAACAGCCGCCGGGATCGGCGTCCGCGTCATTGTCACCTTGCCGTCAGGTCCCAGGCTGCTAGTCATGAAGGCCTCGCCGTCAGGTGTCACGCTGGCATTGTTGAACTTGAAGAACCTGTCGTTAGCGACGCTGAACTTTTGCATCGCGTTCTGGTTCATAACGTCAGTATTGTGGATCATGTCCTGATGCAGGCTCTGCGCGTCAGCCGTGCTATTATTCGCTACAGCCGTATTGTACCGTGCCATGAGCTCGTCATGGTGGTCCATGCGCTGCTGCAGTTCCTTGTCACCCTCTGCCGCACCCTGCAGCGCGCCGCCGCCCATGTGCGCCAGCAGGCTGCCGAGGCTATCGCCATCCTGAAATCGCGACAGGCCCTGGCCGATGCCGCTCAGCCAGCCATTGCGCCGGATGCGCGTCGCCTCCACGTCGCTGATCTCATGGGGCTTCAAAGCCTCGATCGCAGCACTGGCCTTGTCCCGAGCTGCCTGCTCCTCGGGGCTGCGCGTGACCTGTTGCGCATCAGGCACCGTCGGCGCGCCACTGATGTCAATGCTGGTGCTGGCAGGTTGCAGCGCCGCACTTTGTGCCTTATTGAGCTCACCCAGTGCCGCCTGCATGTAAGTGGGATCGAAGCCAGTGCGGAAGCCGCCCAGCGCATCCACAGCATTGTTGACGTTTCCGGCGAAGGCCTGCGTCGGGGTAGGGCCTTGCCCAGCCATGCGCTGGTTCATTGTGGCGATAAAGCCACTGGCGGTCATATGCGTCAGCTCGGGATTGCTGTTAAGCGCAGGCCGAAGGATGGCGAGATTGCTGAGCGGCGTATTCGGGTCCGCCGTCAGCACACTCTTGACGCCGGCTGCTCCCAGATAGTGTGCGCCGTAAAGCGTTCCCGGCGTGACGGGCAAGCCAGCTTTGCTCAGGCTTGACGCATTATCCTGCACGTATGTCTGCGTCAGGGCACGCATCGTGGCAGGGTCCTGCTTCACAGCAGCGATCTGCTCCGGCGACAGGTCCTTGCCGTAGTGCGACTTGTAAAGGCTGCGGACAGTGCCGTCGAGAAACTGACCAACGCCTACAGCGCTGCTGCGCGGATTTTGCCCAGTGCCCTCATTGCCGATGATACGGTTGACGACGCTTGTGATTGGATCAGCTTGAGGTGTGGGCGTAGCTGCCGCAGGCGCTGCCCCTTGCCGAAAGGCGTCGAGCGGCATAACCGGCACACCAGGCGCTCGGCCGTAGGTTCCGCCGTTGGCCGCCTGCCGCGCGGCATAAGCCTCTGGCGTGTCCATGGCTGCAGCGAGGGCCTGCCCAATGGCATGAGGGGCTGCAATGGTCGCTGCGTGCGCGCCCTGGCCTACCGACGACAGTGCCCGCGCAACCGGGTTCTGCGGCGCCGCAGCCAGCGCCCCGCCTAGCGCGTTGGCAATGCTGCTACGCACAGCATAGTTAACGTTCGGCTCGCCCGGTCCCTGCGGATCAGCATTTGTCAGCTGCCCGAATGTCCCCTGCCACAGGTTCTTCACCAAGGGTGTCAGGTCCGTATCCGTATCCCCCGGCTGGTTCCAGCTCATTGCGCCGATGCGCTGCTGGTAGGCCAGCTGCCCCTCGCCCTGACGACGTGGGTTGGCGGCGTAGAGGTCTGCAAGCGTCGCCATCTTTACGACCCCTTCTTGAACAGGCTGCCAAGCAGCGTACCGCCGCCACCGGTCGGCAGGCTGGCGATGCTGCTCGCCGCGCCGAGAATGCCACCGACAACGTTACCCAGGCCGCCCGTCGTCTGCACCTGCGTGCTGTTGCTTGTGCCGTTACTCGTGGTGGTGCCATAGTTGCCGCTGAGCTGGCCGAGCAGCGCCGCAGCAATGTCGAGGCCCTGATACGGCGATTTGATGCTGTAGTCGTACTTCTGCAGCGCGTCATTGATCGCAGCCTGAGCTGCCGTGGTGCTGACGCCCAGCGCCGCATTGTTAAGGTCGCCGGCGCTGGTCCGCAGCTTCATCTGCTCATCGACAAGGTCGGGTAGCGCCTGGGCACTCTGCAGGGCATAGGTGTTGTTATACTTCTGCGCCTCAAGCGCGTTGCCGGCATCCGTCTGATACCCCGCCAACGCGCGCTGCTGATAGCTGTCGTTCGCCTGTAGGCCGATCGCCGCACCCGCATTCTGCGCGCTGCTCACCGCATCCCGGATGACCTGCGCCGGCATGAGGCTCATCGAGCGATCGCCGGTGTACGCGCCGGAGTCGATGGCGCTGCTACGCAGGCCCGGCAGCGTCTGCTCCATCAGCTTCTGGTAGATGGGCGATGTTGCGGCCTGAATGGCCATCGTCGGGTCATACTGGCTGTTGCCGGTATAGGTGCTCGACGTGACAGGCGTGACACCCATCATATTATTAATGCCAGTTTGCACAGTGCTAACGGAGCTCGGCACCGCAGCCGCCGCATCCGTATAGCCCTTGATGGCCTGGCTGACAAGGCCGGGATCACTCTGAGCAACGAAGCCGCCGGTGTACGGGGCAACAGCGCTACTCGCCGTCAGCGCGTTCGTCACCTTTCCGGCGGCGTCCTGAATGCCGGGCATGGTCCAGCTAGGCGGCGCAGCCGTCGTGGTATTGCTGGTCGTCGCCTTCGTCTCGGTTGTCTTACTGCCGCCCACCTTCGACCTCCCAAACCATTACCCACGCCTCAGCCCTTGCCCGTATGCGAACCATAGCCCGCGCCAGCCGCTCGTCAAAGCATGTGGTTTCTACGGTGTCACACGACATATCGCAGGCCAGCCTGTCCATGATGTCGCGAAAGGCTCGCATGCGCCAGCCGAACCTGTCAATCTTCAGCGCGCGCACATAGAGCCGACGGCCGATCCGCTCCACCGCCAGAATGCCGCCGTCGGTCTCGAAGGCGAGCCATCGCCGGCTTAGCAGCGCCCTAGCGACATCCAGCTCCTCATACCCGCCAGCCGCGCATCCGTGGCAGAGGTCATCAAACTGCTCAGCCGTCAGCAGTGCCGGATCAACCCAGAGCAATTGCATCGGTGAGCGCCTTGCCATCGGCTGTGATGCCGCGCACGCCGATGAGGTCGGTTTCCACCGCTACCTCCCCAGCACGTAGCTGCATGGCCACCTGCCCCTCGTCACTGAGTTCCATATACTGCCGCAGCCGCTCACCCGGCTTGCCGATAGCCACCCTCATCGTTTTGCTCCTAGAATGAACATGGTACGATCGTAGACGAACATCTGACTGCTGCCACCACGCGCCTGCAGACTGATGGTATAGTTGCCCGCCTTCAAGAAAGTGCCCTTGGACAGGCTAGGCGCGTCGTTGTTGCTATCACCGCCTCGGCTTGTCAGCAGGTTTCCGTTGACATAAATCCGCAGCTCCCAGCCGACGTTGGTGCCCGAGAAACTCTGCGCGACCGAAGCCGACACGTAGAGGACAAAGTCGACCTCGACGTTGACATTGGCACTCAGCACCTCGTGAAAGCTGCCATCCCCCTGCACGCTATCGCTGGCATCCACCACAATCGGCACAGTGACGGCTTGGTTCCTGATCTTCAGCGTGCCGACTTCAGCATCGCCGATGTTGGCATAGCCAATTGCCGCATAGCCGATCTTCGCCTGCACGATGGCACCGTCTGCGATCAGCGCAGTACCGATTGCAGCCTGTGCAATCAACGCCCCGCCGATGGCTGCACCCTGTATGTAGCTGCTGATGTTGCCCGGCGTGAGGTAGCTGAGGCTAGCGAAGCCTCCGAAGCCTGTCGTGCGGGCAGCGCTCAGCAGCCCACCGACATAGCTAAAATCGGGCAGTGTGCCGGTGGTCTGCGTCAGCAGGTTGATCTTGCTGCCGGCAGCAAAGGCCACACTGCCGTCAGTGTTACGGATGATGATGTTCGTGCCTTCAATGCTGCCGTCCTTGGCAATCCGCCAGCCGCTGGTGCCATTCCACCCATAGCTATAAATCTCGTTGCCGATCTGCAGGTTGCCTACGGCGCCGGCCTGTATATTTGCCACGCCTACAGCTAGGTTGGCGATCTTGCCGCTGCTCACCGCCAGGTTTGCGATCTGCGCGCTGTTGACGGCAAGCAGCCCGATCTTCGACTGCACCACCTGCTGATCGCCGACCAGCTGCGTAACGATGGTTGCGTCGGCAATCTTTGCTGTGACGATGTTAGCGTCGATGACGTTAGCTGTGCCAATGGCAGCTACCCGCACCTTCGCGTTGGTAACGGTTAGGTCCGCCAGCTTCTGCGTGCCGACCGCCCCGTCGAACAGCTTATAGAAGTTGACAGCCCCATCAGCAAGCTGCGCCGTGAGGATAGCTGCATTGGCGATATTGGCTGTGTCGATGTAGAACAGGTCCGCAGCCTTAGGCGGCGACAGGCTTGCATCAGCCAGATATAGCTTGGCATCGGCCTCACTCAGCCATACCATCTGCCAGCCATCCGGCAGCTTCAGACTGGTTGCGGCCCCCGTCGGCGACGTGCTGGCGATGTAGCGGACGGTGCTCTCCACCTCGTCCACGCCCTGATCGCCCAGCGCCCGAACGAGCGCCTTAGAGAAGGTCTGCCAGTCGGGGTAGTTGTCAGGATTTGGAAGCATCGCGGCTCGTACCCTCGCCCTGCCCAAAGAGCATAAAGCCCTGCAAGTTCAGCGCCCAGTTGACCTCAGTACTGCGGAAGTCAAGCAGGAAGTATACGCCATCAGCCGGCGACGACCCTATATCATACGTGCCGCTGCCGACGAGGACATCCATCCACGGGCTCCAGTCAAACGGCCCATCTACATTCTGCGCGCTGCCCAGCCGAAACTGCACAGCTGTCGCTTCCGTCACCAAAAGCGTCACCTCGTCAATCTTGCTATCGACGTGCAGGTTGCTGTAGCCCATGCTGTCATCAGCCGTCTGCATAAGCATCGGCTTGGTACGCAGCATTAGTGGGGCCGGAGCATTCGGATCGTTCTGATCGAGCATGACGCGCCCGGTGCTGCCGCCGACAATGGGCTTGCCGAAGAGGCGACGCTCGTCTTTGGCGCTGAAGGCGGGGATCGGCGACCAACCGCCCGTGCGCGGATCGAATGACCAGGCCTCGGTGCATTCAAGACTGCCGCTGAGTAGCATCGGGAAGCTGAACTCGAAGCAGCCGGTGTAGTCGTTGCGGGCGGCGACGATCTTACTCTGCTGGTCCCAGTTCACATGGTCTTGCAGGTAGTCGTGCAGATAGCCCTCATCAATATACTTGTAGCCGAGCCCGTCCGTAGTCCAGACCCCGCCGCGTCCGACGCCATAATGCTGCTTGCCATCACCGCAGACTGCCATGACGCCGCAGGCACCAATGCCATCCAGCGCAAACTTGAAGCCAAAAACGGCCGGCGCGCCGAGGTAGTTGATCAGCGCCATCTGATCCTCAGCATAGACGGCGATGGCTGCACCGAGGGTTTCGGCCGCTTTGATCCTGGTGTTGAAGTCGTCGACGGTCAGGCTACCTGCAAGGTTCTCGGTCGTCGCGGTCCAGCTCTCGACATTGTCGGCATCGCTCCAACCCACCCGCGTGCCCCGCTCACTATATCCCAGCGCCAGCACGAAGTTACGAAACTTCATTAGCTTCGCTGCACCCGTCGGACAGTCCCCATAGACTGTAACGCCGCTGCTGGGCTTATGGATCAGCGGCGCAGCCACGCCGTTGTTGATAATCGTCCAGTCGCCGTAGTGCGTGAAGCCGACAGTGGTAGCCGGCGCCGTGCTGGTCTGGTCCCGCTTTGCGCCCGTCAGCTTAGTCGCGTCAGCGATCTTCTCCGGCGTCGGTCCATACCACCGCCAGACATTCATGCTGGCGTCCGCGCTCCACAGCCAGCGCGTGCCATTCGTTGCCTGCTGCTGACTGAGCCCTCGGATAACATCCGTGCTGACGGCGGCAAACATCAGGCCTGCCGCCAGCCTGCGCCGTACCCTGCCTGCAAAGAAGGTGACGTTCGCCGCAGCGTTCCACAGTGTCCGGTGCATCGGATGCAGGTCAGGCTGCAAGCCGGCGCTGAACACCGTCCTGTCTACAGCCATGAACAGTGGAACCCTGCGGCGCATCGTCTTATCCCTTCAGCTGCTGCCCCAGCACGTACTTCTTTTGCACGCCTGCGGCAGCCTCCGCCTTCGTCACGGTCTGATCCTTGTTGGCATCAAGACCGCTGTTCTGCTTGTAAGCCAAGCTGCCTGCCGCCCACGGCATCTTCCAGTCGAGCGGCTTGCCGATCGCCGCCGGGTAAAGTATCGCCATGTAGACGTCCTCCAGCTTCCAGGCGCTGAGGTCCTTGCCGAAGTCGAGGAAGTAGTAATAGACGAAGGTCAGCTGCTGCTGTGCGGTGAGGTGTGCCAGCGCGTCATGGCTCGCCGACACGTCGCGCAGGTTGGGATGCCGCTTGACCATACTGTCATAGGTGGCCTGCATGAACTGGATCAGGCCCAGCCCGCTACTGCCGGCCGCATTCTTGACGGAGGGAGAGAAAGTCCCGCCGGTCTCGAACGCCATGCACGCCATGAGGAAGTCGGCGTTCAGCTTCAGCTGCGCCTCGATCCAGAGCACGCTCGACTTGAAACCCTCGTCGACATTCTTGCCGAAGATGATCTCACGACCGGCGTCCACCTGCTCATCAGCGTGGTCGAGGCTTGCCAGCGCCTCATCGATCTCGGCGCGATGCCGGACCAGCATTGCCCTGATTACCGCGTCCATTGTCCAACCTCCTGCGTCAACGCGGCCACTTGACCGACGATCTCATTATCGGGCGCCAGCGTGTGGGCAATCACGGCTGCTTCGCCGACGGCATCCACCACCTTGGCGACGTCGCCCGGCGCTTGCACAGGCGTTGCCGCCGCCGCGATCTCGTCGTGCTTGACCGAGGCGCTGCTGGCGCTGCCCGTGATGACGGGCGCGTGCTGCTGGTGCAATCGACCAAAGAGGGCCACACCGTCGCCCGCCGCGCCCACCAGCGTCGTCAGCGTATTGGCGATCTCCCCCTCGGCATCACTGCCAATCTCGTGTATCAGGCCCGTAGCGACGAGGGCCTTACACACAAGGCTGACACCGATGCCGACCATGATCTTGCTGCGATACCACGGTATCGCGTGCTGCTGCGTCTCATCCATTTCGACCGCTCCTGCTGATGGTATTCAGACATTCCTGCTGCTTGTCCAGCTTGCTGTTGACCTCCCGTGACAAGTCCTTGATCAGGGCCTTCATCTCGGCCAGCACGCTCTCCATGCTGAGTGCGCGCTGCTCGACCTTGCCGAGCGCGACCTGCATCTCACCGATGTTTGCAGCATTCTTATCGCCGAGCCGATACAGACTGTCCTGCGCCTGCACCCTGTTATTCTTCTCATGCTCGATCTTCGCCTCGATCTCAGCGCGCGGCATGAAATCAGCAATGCGAGTCTCGATCTTGACCAGCCGCCCGTCGGCGGTTTCTCGGTTGGCCCGCACCTCCTCCAAGATGACATCCGTGCGCCTGTTCGCATCCTCAGCATTCTCGCGCGCATTCTTGCGGAAGAAGATGACGATGGTGATGACGCTGACCAGCAGCCCGACCAGCACCGCAATGGTGCCAATGGAGATTAGGCCGTCAAAGAGGGTCTTGGGGGGTTCCACTATTAGTTGACTCCAATCACAGGCAGGCTAGCAGGGTAGCGGTCGAACACACGCTGGTGCGCTTCGTGCATAGTGGCCTCGACGCTGTTCCACTCCAGCTCATTGACGAAGGTGGCGATGCTAACCTGCGCCTCAGTCCACATTGGCGCGAAGGCCTGCGCGGCCTCAGTCTTGCGGAGCTCCAGTGCCAGCGCCACCACCGCCTTATACTTCACCACATCAGGGAAGCTGGTCAGCAAGTACTGCTGAAGCGCCGCATCGGGCACCATGCTCTGATACCAGAACACCGCGTTGCAGGCGCCGTAGTCGGCCGTCAGCATCTTGTCGAGGCGGATGAGACCATCCTCGACCCAGTAGTACTCGGGGAAGGGCGCAAGCGTCGAGCGCGTGAAGCCTTCCCGGCGCAGGATGGGATCGGTGTAGCTGCCGTCAAGCGGGTTCATCAGCCGCAGCTCAAGCGGCCGCTTGACGCCGTCGGGGAAGGGCAGCGTTTGCACCTGCCCCGGTGCGGCGGTCGTCAGCCGCTTGACGCTCTTGGGGAAGTTATAATCCCGCAGCAGCCGCTGCATCGCCTCGACAATGCCTGGGCGGATGGTCGTGTCGTCGTATTCGCTCTTGACACTAAGCATCTGCCTGACACGCGGGATAAGGTCGTCCAGTGCCGACATTGCTTTGTCCTCAGATTAGGTGGACGGTGGACCGGGGGCTATTGATCCACCGCCCGCCGAAGCTGAGGAAATGAGGGGCAACCGAAGCTGCCCCTCACCCTCCCTCGCCGGAGCCTTATTAACCCGTGGGCGCGTTGTCCTTGCTGGCCGAAGCAAAGCCCTTCAGCCAGTAGTGACTGCCGCCGTTGTGGACCTCCAGACCGCACTCGGTCAGATACTCCTCGGTGTCGCCGTCCTGGCCGCGATCGCCGCGATCCTTCAGCAACACGGTATCGGTGATGTACCGATACTTGAGGTTGGCCGTGTCCATGATGACAAGGTCCTGGGCCATGAACTGACCCTGCTGGCCGAACAGCGGATGCTGCATGAAGACGAGCGTGCCGGCCGGCGTGTAGAGCCGCTTGACGTCGACGCCATACTCCTTCTCGCCCGGTCCCCAATTGTAGTGGCTGTTCAGCCGCACGATCTGGTTGATGATAATCATCGTGGCGACCGAGCCCCAGGCGACCTTCTCGCTGCTACCGGTGGCGAAGATACCTGCCATGTACGACTCGAGCTCGGTCATGGTGACCTGGCCCGCAGTCGTCTTGCCAACGTTCTTGATGTTCGCCGCCGGGATAAAGCTGAGGAAGCCGTCCGTGAACCGGAGCGGCTGGCCAGCCTCCATCGTCTCATAGCGAACGCCGAGCCACATCGCACGCTCGATGCCCAACGCGTGCTTGTGGCTGGCGCGCCGGCGGTCGTTCTTCCAGGCGTCGCCGGTGCGGTAGTTGGTCTTCTGCGCGGTACGGGTCAGCTCGACCGGGTCACGGAAAATCTGCGTGACGTTGTTCTTGTTCACCGGGTTGTAGCTGGTGCCGTTCGCGCGCGGCGCACCCTCACGATAGGCCGAACCGACGAACAGCAGCTTGCTGTCGCTCGCCGCAGTGATGGTCGCTGCGGTGCCGGCGGCCGAGCCGGTCGGACCCATCGCGCGTGTCACCGTGACCTGCGTGTCGCTCAGCACGGCGACCACCCGCATGCCCTCGCCGCTGCCGCTGACCTTGAGCATGTCGCCCGTCTTCAGCATCGTGCCGCCCTTGACGAGCGGGATGGTCGTGTCGCCGGTACCGACGTTCGCGCTCACGTTGAAGCCGAACATCTGCACGTCTTCCTCCCACCAGTTGAAGGTGGGATCGTCGGTGCTCTCGCTGCCCATCATGCTGGTCAGCGCATACAGCGGGGCGTTGTTGCGCGGCGTGTTGAGCAGGATGCCCGCACGCCAATTCTGCGGACGCTCGTTGGCGGCGAAGTCCGCCGTGCTCTTCATTCCCGGAAGTGCCATGATCTATTCCCTCTACGCCCCCGTAGCTGGTTGGTGGCCCTCAACTGCTAAAGTTGAAGGTGTCGGCGATAGTGTCCGCCTGCCCCTGCTCGAAGTTCGGGATGGCCGAGCGCGGTGCCGTCGGCGCGAACGCTGCAGGTCGGGCTGCGGGAACGGGAGCTGCCGGCGTAGGCGTTGCCGGCTGAGGAGCTGCCGGGGCGCCGAGCGCAGCCAGCTGAGCACCAACACGTGCCCCGAGCGCCGCAATGTAATCCGGCCCCCAGGGGAGGTTCGGATACTGCGTCGCCATGTTCCCCGCCTCGAGCGCGACAATCTGCTTGATCGCAGGATTGTTGTGCGTGGGGAACGCTCCATAGTAGTCGCGCTGCATCGCAGCTATCTGCTCACGTTCTTGAGCCTGTCCCTGCACCTGATCGCGCTGCTGGAACCGCTGGTCCATCTCGCCCCGATAGTCGGCGCGGACACGAGTGTGGATCATCTGAGCCAGCGAGTTGACGAGGTGCGTGAGGCCCTGACGGGCCACAGCAGGGTCCTCGTTGAAAATCGCTGCGCCGAGCTGATCCGGTATCGCGAGGTCGTATGCGACAGGAGCGTCAGCCCCGCCACCACCAGGCGCTGCAGCGGGCGTACCGGGCGCCGCCTGAGGGGTTGCCGGCGTAGCCCGAGCAGCAGCGAGTTCCCGTGTCAGGGCCTCGACCTGTGCCGTAAGGCTGGCCGTACGTAGCGCATCCTCGCTGGGTGCGGCAGGCGCGGCCGGTGCCGCTGGTGCTGCCGGAGGAGTCGCCGGCGCCACCCCAGGCAACGGCGCAGCAGGGGTAGCGGGCGCCACCGGAGCTGCGGGTGCCGCGACTGGAGGCGTCGCAGTGGCCGGCGTTGCGGCCGGCGCAGGAACCGGCTGAGCCGGAGTTGGTTCGGCGGGGGCCGCAGGAGCAGCCGCAGGTTCCCCCGCCGGCGCAGCAGGCGCTGGTTCCACCGCAGGGGCGGGCGCTGCTGGCGCGCTATCGAGACCGAAAACGTCGGCGATGGTATCCGCCTGGCTGTCGGTCCCTGTCTCGAATGCTGGAATGTTCAAGGCTGCTGCTCCTGCTCACCCGCCTGCGCGGGCACTGCCAGCTCTAGCAGAGTGTTGGGAAGCATATCAATTCCCCGTATTGTGCCTTGTATGACAGCGGCGGCAATGGCCTCAGCGGTGTTGCTAAGGCCAGCATTTGCGAGCCGCACGTAGCACCCCTGTCTGCTGCCGATCATCAGCCCAAGCAGCACCTTCATGCCGGGATGCCCAATGAGCTCCAGTGCGTCGTGCATCTCCTGCTGCGTGAGAAGGGCGACGTCAGTCTTGACCTCGACTTCGTCAAGCCAGGCCTGGATCGCGGTGGTTGAATTGTCTGTCATGCTGGGCTCCTGCGGTTGTGGGACGTTTTCAAGTTGGAAATGTATGACGTTTGCTGCCTGCTACCCCTGAAACGCGCTGCCCAACATCGGTCCCTGCGGCATGGCCGGGCCAACAGGCATCATATTGGGATCAGCGCCAGGATTAGGCGCAGCGTTCGCCAGCACCGGAGGCGGTGGCTGCTTCCTAAAGCTGTCAATATTCTTCGCGCCGCCAAGGTCTGCGGTGAACCGGAATATCTGATTGACGTCCCAATTCGCGCGGAGCTCGGGGTCCTGCGCAACCCCCTGCAGGATTTCCTTCCAGACCTCCACCAGCGCCTGCTTGTCGAACGGCAGCGTGCCGTCACTGATCTGGAAGTTGAAGCTGCCGCAGAGCATGTCGGGGGTAACAGACTGACTGCTGGTCGTACCATCCTCCCCAGTCATCTCAAGCCACATTTCATCCGGGCAGAACTGCTGAGTGTTGCTGATCATCTGCTCGACCATGGGATGGTAGGCCTGAGCACTGATGCGTACAGCATGCTGACTCAAACGCCCGCCGCCGTTCTGCATAGCAATGCGGGCCTCCGTCGCCGAACGCCTACCCCCAGCAGTCTGGATGCCGCGCATATTATCGTTGACACCTGTGATGGTATCAGCGAGAATACGCATGTTCTGCATATCGCTCATGTGACCCATGGTGACGTCCTGCACCACGAGTTGCTGAATAGCCTGATTGATCGGCGTACCCATTGCAGCCTGTTTGAGGCGAATGATCCGGCCGATGGCGCTGCTGCGGATGTCATTCAGCTCCACCCGCGCCGGGTCAGCCATGAAACTGTTCTGAATGCTGCTTCGCACGTTCTCCATGCGGCTGCTGACCAGCCAGCTCAGCACATCCTGAAAGTTGCCGATCATGTCGACCATGCTGAGGCTCATGAAGTCATGGCCGAAGCTGGTCGGCTCCGCCGCCACATACGGATGCTGATTGTGGACCATCGCCAACGGCTCGGCCTGCACAATCTGCCCGCCCTCGCTCCACATGAACTTCCAGAGCTCGCTGTCGGTGCCTGTGCCCAGCCCCCAATCCTTCGGCACAATGCGAACCGTGCCCTCCAGCATCTTGCTGAAGCCAACCACATTCGCAGGCGTGCGGATGATCTCCGCTCCCACACCCAACCGAATGCGCCGGCGGTTGTCACTGCTCGCGTCGACAGTGCGGCCGCGCCCCTTGCTGATGGCAGCATCCACCCACTTCAGCTGCCCGGCGGACTCCATATCCTTCAGCACCGTTTCGGACAACTGCATCTCAGTGAAGATGAAGTCGCCGCGCACATTGCACTGATTGATGGGAACGCGCGGATCAGGGAAGAAGGCGTATGGGTCGATAGCGTTGAGCACGTTGCCGGCAAAGGTCGTCGCCGTGGTCTGCGTACGCTGCCCATTCTCATACCTGATCGCAGCGCCCGAACGTTCCTCCCAGGTAATGCGCTTCGGGCCGAAGCCATAGATGAAGCTGTCCCAGATGCCCTGCCAAAGTGTCTCGTAGCCACGACTCGCGTCCAGATGGCTCTGCAGCGCGCTTTCCATCCCCCGGCTGCGCTCGACCGCAGTGCCCCGCGTCGCCAGCAGCGGGAAGACAGGCTTGCGGCCCAGCAGCACGGTGCTGACGAAGGTTGCCGCAGCGTGGATGGTGGCATAAGTGTACGGCACCACGACGCTGACGGGCTCGGGAATAGCAGCGCCGCGCACGCCCATCCCCTGCACCAGCCGGTCATAATCGTGCAGTGGCGTGTACGCCTGCACCTTCAGCTCATTGTAGTTCCACCGGCTGTAGTGCCGCTTCATATTATCTTTGCTAAAACGGTGCATTGCATCCAGCTTCTGCAGCACCTTAGCGTGCTTCTCGCTGCCGGGGGAAAGGGTGTTGATGGGGAGGGTGGGTGCCTGCGGAGTCGGCGCGCTCGGCGCAAGAGCCCCCAGCATCCCGCCAAGGTCGAGCGTGGGTGCAGCGAGCGGCGAGGCTGCAGGCGGCATTGTGGGGGCAGCAGGAACAGGGAGCGCCGGCGTAGCAACGGCGGGCGGAAGGGCACTGGTGCCTGCGAATGCTTGGAATGGAGTGGCCATCTTGATCCCTTTCAGCCGTACCGTTGACGGAAGTTCATGCCAGCAGCCATAGCGCCGACATTGTAAAAGTTGCCGCTGGATGGCATAACATCCGGCAGCGGCGCATAGTCGGCCAGTTGCTCCGCAGTCTGCGGCCCCATCGCCGCGCCGACAGCAAGCATCTGACTTTCACCCAGCAGCTGAAGGGCCATCGCGGCGGCATCAGGAAAGTCCTTCTTCCCATTCGGCCAGTCAGCAATGTTGCCCTCCAGCTTCGGCAGCGGACGGAGGTGGCGGATGACGCCCAGCTTGTAGCGCGGCGACAGGATGCCCTCTACACGCGCCAGCTTCTGTTGCTTACCGTGCCTGATGCCCTCGACGATAAAGTAGTCCTGGCGACGAGCCATTTCTTCCTTCATAATGTAGAGCAGCGCCTCCTGATACGCGATGCTCTCAATCCCGTGCAGCGTGGTCTGCCAACGTCCGCGCAGCTCGAAGAAGCCATCAATCAGTTCCCTCGGGGACTTTCCTTGTCCGCCCCACTCGTCGAGGAACCAGATGGCGCCGTCACTTGCGCGGCGTCCAGCCACGATCGCGGCGCTGCTATCGGCCCGCCTGTCTTTACTGATGGCGGGGTCAAGCGCGAGCGCTCGGAACGGAATGTCGCTGAGCGGCGTAGGCGCATAGATGAATACAGACGGGAAAACCGAGTCATCGCTTACCCTTATGCTGCTGTCAAGTTCGCGCGTGAACTCGCTCAGCTTGCCCACCTGCTGGTGCCGCTGCCGTTCGCGCGCATAGGTCTCATAGGACATCTTGAACGGCCAGAGCATCTCATGACTGTCCGGGTCCAGCAGGTCCAGCTTGGCGCCAAAGCGCACGGTGCTGAACTTCGGGTCTTTGGCCAGCTTCATCATGAGGCACTCAGCGCCCAGCAGCGTACCTAGGTTGGTGATGCGCAGCTCATCCTGCGCACCCTCCTTGCCGATCATGCCCTCCATGACCTGCCCAGCCTTTTCCACTGCAGTGTAGAACCAGTTCTCAGTCTTCACACGCTCAGTGTCGCTGTCCGCACCCTCATCATCCTCGACGTCATCCAGCACAATCCGGTTCGGCCGGCGCGCCTGATAGTTAAGGCCACGGACCTGCCCGCCACGACCCTTCGCCACCAGAATGGCACCGTTGAGCAACTGCAACTCGTCCGCCTGCCACTTCTCGACATCAGCGCGCGTCGGCACGACGTTGCCATACGCCTCGCGCAGGAGCTCATTTGTCTCCAGCTCGATCTTGATGTTCTGCAGCTGCATCTTGGCGTGGTCGGCGCTCTTGCTGATGTAGACGCAGAATAGCTTACCGTCGGTTAGCACCTCATAGAGGTTGTTGCCATTGAACAGCGTAGTCTTGCTGAAACCGCGAGGCACGATGACGTTGTTGTGCTCGCCCGCCACCATGATGATCTTGCCCTCGTCATCCATCTGGAACACGGGCAGCTCGGTGGACGTGGGGTCGTTGGGATCAGCGCTGTAGCGGAAGCGGTTAAGCAGGAAATCGTGGGCGTAAGGGTACTCGTCGAGGAACGCAACGCGCCGGCTGATCAGGGCGAGGATGCCGAGATGAAACGGCGGGATTTGGCTCGGGAACCAGTGAGGCAGGAAGAAGCGCAGGAAGTATGCGGGGTCCCAGGCGCTCCGCTCGACGGCCGCTTGCAGCACCTGCTTACGGCGCGGGTCGCTACCGCCGCTCACGGCTTCAGCAACGTCGGCGTGGGCTGGCCGAGCGTCCACGCGAGGGCTTCGGTGATCTCAGCCATGGAGGTGAGCGGCTCGTGCGCCAGCCCCCTTACATTGCCCACCAACATCAGCGGGTAGGTCCGCAAACCCAGCGCGCTGCGAACGATGGGCAAGTATTCCTCCAGCAGCTTGACATCGCGGCCGTCCTTCCAGTTCTTCTTGACCTCGATGATGATGGCCAGGCCCTTGGCATCGTTGCGCAGCACCATGTCAGGACTGCGCAGCCGCTGGCTCACCTTCGCCTTGAACCACGGCTCGACCATCAGCGTCCAGTTAGGCATGGACAGCGCCACATGCACAGCCATCGTCTTGTAAATGCGCTTGTGATAGCGGATGCCAGCGAGGATCGCAGAGTTGGTCGCCCCCTTATTTGTGCTGGCCCCCATCCGAGTCTCGGTCAGCATCCATTCTTCCAACGTCTTCACGAGGCTGCGTCCTCACTCTTAACTGTCGTTGGGCGCGCAGTAAGAGCAGCGCGTACCTCACGAACTGGTACGATACGCTCACGGCTACCCTCCCTCGCCCGCATGTTGATCTCAGCCAGCTGTGCGTGGTCGATGCTGTGGTTCTCATTAACGTGGTGAGTGGTGGAGGTAGGGCCGTGCCCGCTCCGATCCAGCCCCAGCTTTGCCACCGCCGTCAGCCCATGAATATCGATACCCTTTCGCTGCACCGGATCGTTGAGGCGGTCGACAATCTCCTCCACACTCTGCAATGCAACCGTGCGCAGCTTCTCGCCAATGATCTGCGCCGCGCTGCCGTACTGCACGCGGTAGAGCTCCACCAGCTCCTGCATAGCAGGATTGTTCAGTAGAATGCTGACGTAGCTTTGCGTATACCCAGTCATCTGCGCGACGAGACTTTGCGTCAGCCCGCTGGCGATCAGTCGCGCCACGCTATGATGACGCTCGCGCAGCTTCTTCAGGTTGCTGGGGTCATCGACCGGCGCCAGGCCCTGTGTGATGTTCTCGACCTCAGCGTCCGTGTCGAGAGCGCCCGAAGCCAGGGCCGCGAGGTCCTCCGGCTCAAGGATACCCTCGATAGTGCAGGTGATGATCTGCTTAACGTCCACAGTGCTGAGGTCGAGGTCCATTGCAGCGTTCCTTAAATTGCCGGCCGGTGAGCGTAGTTACCAGCGATAGCGTCAGTCATAGCCATGACGCCGTAGTTGGTTGTTGAGCCCTGGTAGTTCAGCAAGCCCCAACCCATCTGCATGTCGTCGAATTGTAGGAACAGATCGCCAAACTGGTTCCTCCATTCCTCGAAATATGCTCGGAAGATGTAATACCACTGCGGCGACTGTTTTAGGGTGAGGAAGGTTGGAAAATTCAATCCGACTGCGCCTGTACCGCCTTCATAGCAGCCGAACCTGCGTCCGTCCGCATAGACAGCATCAGCAATGCTCCGAAGGTCACGGATAGCGGCGATGCCTGAGGCGATCCAGCCGGCCATGACAGAGGCGGGGTCGTTGTTGCCTGCAGGGTCGACGTAGTTGAAGTAGGGGGCATTGGCGACAAAATCGATATGACTCCCTCCAGCTTCCTTGAACTGACCGTACTGTGCTGCCTGTCCAGCCTGAATGTTTAGAACTCGGACGACACGGGTTTGCCAGTTTGGAATGAGCCCTTCAACCTTAGTCATCAGTGCATTGTGCTGAAAGACCAGTTCCGCGATGACGTGGCTGTAGCTTTCCGCCCCACTTTGCGGCGCGCCTGCGCCAGTGCGCTGACGATACCGAGCCTCCAATAGACCAAAGATCGGAAAGGTCCCATTCCACCACTCATTCCCGAACTCGATATACATCCGGAGCTTGGGATCGAGTTTGCTGTTTACCGTCTGGATCAGCTTGGTGACATAGTCATCGCTGGCATAGGGCATCACGTTAAACCAAAGGTCACGCTTAGCTGCGTTTGCCAGATTGATCAGCATGTTCAGTCGCCTTTCAATGGAGGCGAAAGTGATGTCGGTCCTGATGTTGTTTACTTCGAGCCAGTCCATTCCCCGCAGACAGCCGACCAGCGGCGGGCCGTAGTCGTTGCAGTGGTGGTCGATATACGCATCCGAGAGATACGGAACGATTGAGTCCGATTGTCCAACGGGCCGTATTCTGATGTTCTTCGGTGGGTTGGCGGGGTCGAAGTCCATGGCGAGTGAGACGAACGAATTGGTCGGCTGACCCGAGGTAAAGTTCTGCCGAAACTTGAAACTTTGTGCGTCGGGGTGGCTGACGTCATCGATCGAGGCGTCTTCGCTGTGGCCCTGATAAACCGTCATGTTCGGCGCGCCCGTCCACGTCATCAGCACATAGCCGCCGCTGACGGGACCACGCCCAATGGCGCGTGCCATCCCTGATACCAGAGGCATCATGTCAATATCCGTGCAGGTGAGGTCTGGCGTGTAATCGGCAATGATCCTGCCCGGTGCGGGCGTGGGCACGATCCAATACCCCTGATAGAACAGGTTATCCAGAACTTGGAACTGCGGGCTGTAGGGGCCAGGATAAGCGACGTTCACACCGAATTGGGCAGCGGGACCGAGAAACCTCGTAGCGTTGGGTGCGAAGGCCACGACCCCGATGTCGTTCATCATCCGAATGCGAACAGTCTTCTTGCCCGTGCTGGATGCGGTTGCAACATAGCTGGCAGTGCCATCATTGTTGATGGTGCTCTCGCCGGTAAACCAGGTGTCCCCATCAAAGCTGTGTTGCAGCACAGTTGGCTTTGTGCCGGTCCACGACAAGGCGTAAGTGGCTTGATTGTTGGACGTGTTACCCGGAGCGCTAGTGACCGTCAGCACTGACTGCTGAACCGCATATTCCACCTGGGCCAGCTTCAAACCGCCACTCAGTGCGGGATTGCCATACCACTTACCGCTGATGAAGCCGAGCTTCGGACCAAGATTAGTATATTTGGTTAGGTCAACCGCGAAGCCGTTATCAACAGCGCCCATTCCTACTTTCAGGGTTTTCTTATCTGACGAGACTTCAAACAGCAGCCGGGCGTTTCCGTTTGCATCCCACGCCTGAAAAAAGCCAAGCCCGCTTTGGCCATCGATACCTCCCGAACCGCCCTGGTACGCGAACTTTTCGGCAATGAAGAGGCCGTTATCGTTTGTCTGAATAGCCACGATAAAGGCATTGTCGTTTCCATTCGCAACCAGCGCCACGTAGGCGTTTCCGCCACTATCCCCCTTCTTAAACGTGAAGGAGCCGGTCAGCCCCTCCATCTTCAATGGCGACAAGAGCAGCGAACCGTTGAAGGTGCTCGACCCGTCATTGATGAGCGCGCCCGAGCCGTCCGTTGCGTAGTTGCTGGGGCCGGCATTGCCGTACAGCGCCCACCCCGCACTCGCCTCCAGCTTCTTGCCCGCAATGCCGGTGAACAAGGATGAGCCATGCTCGCTGACCTGCGCCGGCACGCTGACGACGCCCAGCGATACTGTGACCGTCTGCGTCACCGCGCCTGAGCCGTCCGCCGGGGTAGCGGTCAAGGTTACCTGCGCCGATCGCGCCGCAGTGCCATCGCCGGCCGTTGCCAGCTTCAGCGCCCAGAGCCCGTTCACAGCATCCCAGATCGTAGCGTTGTCGCTGATGCCGGTGAGGCTCGCCGCGCGGTCCAACGTCGCTTGGAAGAAGCGTAGCGTTGCGCCGGGCTGAGACTGCGCCGCGCTGCTGGTGAAGGCGGCACTGCCTCCGACAGGCGGGGTTACGCCACTCGCCCCCGGCGTGAAGCTGACGGAGGTCTGCCGGCCAAGAGCGTCAGTCACAGCGTAGGCAATGACCGCGCCGCCGCTAACACCACGAATGACGCCGAAGGCATCGACGTAGAGCCCAGCATCCCCCGTCAGCTGATACGTGAAGGGTGCCTTGCCGCCGTCAATACGCGGCGCGGCGACGACCTTTCCTGCTACCAGCCCCGTCAACTCCACACGAACCTGCGGCGCAGGCGTGACTGGTGAGGCTGCCTCACGCTCTTGCGTGCCGAAGTCCGCCGTGCTCTTGCTGCCGGGAATGCTCATGCCACGTCACCCTCAAATGTGTCGAGGTGACGATACGGGCTGGCGAGCAACAGCGCAACGGCGACATAGTGCGGGGTATTACGTGAAGGGGTGAGCGCCTTTGCTCTCAAGCACCTGCACCGTGACGGGGCACTTCAGCTGCTCGCCGGTGGTGGTAGTCACAGCACAGACGACGCGGTGAACCCCCGGCGAGCCGTCAGCAAGGATGAAAGTGCAGGAGGTCGCGCTGTAGGCAAAGGCCAGCAGGCTGATGTCATCGCCCGCGATCGGCGCGCAGCCGGCGCTGACGATGGTGTCTCCGTTGAGCTCCTCGGCCCAGTCGATCCCATACTTCAGCGTCTCATCGGCGTACTTAAAGGGGAAGCTGAGGGTCATGCGTCTCTCCGAGCCTTGAGGAAGCGCACGCGCCGGAAGGGCCTGACGACGCGCTCCTCGGGCGGCAGCCCGTAGGCGAAGAAGCGTGGCAGGCCGGTGACGGTACTGAGTGCCGACATCGTCAGCGTCAGGCCCTTCCGGATCGGCCGGGGCACGCCGCTGATGACGGTGTTGGCCAGCACAGGCACGACGCGCGCGAAGCTGGCCCGAGTGAAGCCGACGCGCAAGGTGGCGCTGAAACGAAGGATGTTGCTGTAGACCCGGCCGACGGTCACGCTAGAGGCGGCGCGGAAGGTCTTGTTCAGGCTGAGGGACTGTCGCCAGCTCAGCACTGTGCTCACCATCGACGCCACCGATTTACCTGCGGCCAAGCCCAGCGACACACCAGCGCTGATGGCGATGGCGATGGCCTGAGCATAGCTGTTGTAGGCGATGACCGGTGCGCTGCTGGCATAGGGGTGGCTGCTTGGCAGGCGATACTGCAACCCCCACTTCGCCGCGAGATACCCTTCCAGCTTCTGTCGGTCGCTCGTGCTGAGGCTGCCAAAGTAACCAATGCTGTCGCCGACGAAGCGCGCGACCAGAACGGAGTTAGCGCTGGCGGGCACAGGCCGCCCGACATAGAAGGCTCCAGGCGTCACGGTGAAGCTGGTCGCCGAGGCGGTGCTGGCAGCGAGGTTTCCGTTGACCGCTGCCGTTACGTTGCTGCCCGCATGCAGCATTATCATGATGGCATCCGCCGTGAGGCCAACACCGGAGGTAGCAGTGTTGAACCGCGCGAAAACGCTGTAGCTGTTGTTGCCGCTCGTATCAGCGCTGTAGGCGCCGGCATAGGCGCGCTTGCTGCCGTCCGCCGTACCTGCGCCGAAGGTGGTTTGCTCGACCGAGCTGCCGCCGTATGCCGTTGCGCCGCTGACCGTGGCGAGGGTGCAGTCGCTGGCGAGCAGGTTGTTAAGGCCCGCTGTGGTCGACACCAGCCGTGCAACGGTGTCGCTACCGTTCTCGCCCAGGAAGGCGTTGCGGCTATTATATTGTGTCAGCCGCAGACCGCTCGCATTGCTCGGCGGCGCAAAGTGGTTGCCGTTGCCGCTCTTGTCCTTGACCTGCAGGATACGCCCGTTGCCGTCGAGGCTGATGCTGTTGCTGTCTGACGGGTCAAGCCAGACAGCCAGCGTCGTGATAGCATCGGAGGGCAGCCAAGGGCGCGAGGGCACGGCGCAGCCTTAGCTGAACTGCAGTTTGAACGTGAAGGCGATGCTGTCACCTGCGTTGAGGGCAATGGCGCTGAAGTCCCCCTTGAGGAACAGGTTGCCGCTGCCGATGCTGCTGTTGTCGAACAGACCGATGTTGGTGACGGAGCCGGGGCCGGTGGCAGTGAGCGTCCCCGTCACCTGATACGTGTCGTTGGTGACGGCAGTGGTCTGCTGGCTGCTCGTGCCGACAGCGCGCGTGCCGGTGCTGCTGGTCAGGTCCGCCGCTTTCTCGCTGAAGAGGGCGGTGTCCATGATGCTGCTGGTGCCGCCGCCGGTGCCCCAGCCGATCTGCTTCGGCTCCGTGCCGCCGCCCGAAAGGCGGTTGCTGAGGATCGCGCGGCCCAGGTTCGTGAGGATGTTTGCCATCAGTTGCTTCCCTCAATGGTGGAGACGTCATCAGGCGTCGGGTCGAGCGGCGGCGTGTCGGTGCTGACGACCGCGAGCGTCACCTCGATCGTCGCACCCTCCGGCCACTCCTCATCCTCGCTGGGCGGCAGAACGACGCTGAGCGTCTTGCCCATCGGCGACAGCGGCGTGGCCTCGATGACGCGGCGCTGAGTGCGGATGACGGCGGGCTCGCCCTCGACGGAGCCGGCCCGCTCGACCACAGCCAGCTGGCTGTTCACGATCTTGTACGTCAGCGTTTCAGCCATGCGGCGATCCTTTCGAGCAGGGTGGGTCGGCGGAGCGCCGCGATGACGCCAAGGCTCTCGACACTGCCATCAGCGCGGATGATCGTGGCCTCAACCGTTGCCTGCCTCACGCCGGCGGGTAGTTCGAGCTTCTGCGCCATGCGGCCGGCTTAGCAAGCCTTGCGGCTGGCGGCGACG